GTTCTGCCGCTATCCCAGAATGCAAGAACGTACGTGTTGCTCTTGCTGTCTGTCGGAGCGCTTCCGCCGCCAGATCCTGCCCCACTTTTCCAGATAAAGCACTCGCTGGCACCCGTGGAAACGATTGCCGATGAAGTACCACCACCAGCAGGACCGAGGATATGGGAGATCAGCGTGATTGTGCCGCCGCCACCGCCGCCAGAAACAGGGAGCCCAGGACCGGGGAATGGCATCACCTGCGCGCCGGCAGAGAATGCAGCTAGGAGTAGGAGTGCGAGTTTCATCTAACTATTGTCCAGTTGAGAGTGGCCGCACCGGGAGTGATGCTGCTGCCCGTTCCATTGCAGACCGCGAAGTTCACGGCATCCGCACTGATCCACGGGTAGATTTTCAGACCATCTGCGGAGCCTGCCCCATATCCCGTAACACCGCTGATATTGGCGTTCGGCGTCCATGTCATCGAATCAGTCGAGAGTGCGCCAGTCGCTGTTACCGTCACAGTGGAGGCGCAGGCATTCGCCGTGATCGCCGAAGTACCAAGTGTGGCAGTGCCGCTCCACTTGCGCACCATCGTATACGGGTTGCCGCTGGAATCCAGACAGATTTGCGTGTTGGCTGTCGAATCGAAATAGCAAGTTACATTGCCGGATGATGGCGTGGATGGCACCGTGCCCGTTGCTCCCGTGACGACATACGGCCCGCTTCCTGTGACCGACAGGACCTTTTTCCATGTGTTCGTGGCACTGCACCACCATTGATCCTGCGTGTCCGTATCCACGTAGGTTGCCAAATTCGAGCTTGACGGCGCGGTGCAGTTTGCCGATGGGTTGCCAGTGCCTGTGGTCACGGTAACAACGCCTGATCCTCCACCGCCGCCGTACCGAGTCCACTGGCTGCTCACGCAGGTAAACATCCAGCCGCTACTGTCGAGATATCCGATCCGCCGCGATCCCGTGCAAGAGCCGCCTTCGCCGCCTGGCGGGTTTCCGCGCAACATCGCAGACGGCGGATTTACCGGCTGGGCATTGATCGGTTGCGCGAATATCACAACCGCAAATAGAAACAGCGCGATCAGATAGCGCATAGCAGCACCGCGTTTGCCGAGGTCGTAAGGAAAAAGTAGATCGACTCCAGATCATAGAAGTCGAAGCCCAAGGCTATGGGAGGCTGGAAGTTGGCCACTGTCGTCCCGAGTGGGTAGCCGTGAGTAGCATCGACAGTCGATCCGCCCAACGTGAAAGCCGCCCCGTCAACGTTCAGAACCTGAAACCATTTGCACTTTTTGGGAACGCCGGTCGCGCCATCCGCAAGCGCGAGAGCGGCGCCCGTGCCTACGAGGTTGAAACTGAGCAGTTGCATGGGCGGATGATAACATACACATCATGCCGATCATTCGAGCAACCGCAACCGCCACGCCGCGAGGTTCAGCCGGCCAGTTCATCGCCGCCCGTATCGCTCCAGCAGTCCGCGCGGCGGTCGAAGCATCGGGGAAGGCAGTTCTGGAAGAGGCCAAACGCATTGTCCCTGTTGACACTGGGGAATTGCGCGATAGCGGCTATACTACTGTGCGCGAGACGGATAAAACGATCGTAGCCGATGTGGGATTTTCCGCAAACCACGCGGCATATGTCGAGTACGGAACGGGACGCGCAGGAGCCGCTTCGGCTGGTGCCGGCGCTGGACCCTACAGCCCCACATGGCCGGGAATGCCCGCTCAGCCTTATCTGCGGCCTGCCATTGACACCACCCGCGAAACAATCCGCGAACTGTTCGCATCACAGATTGCGCTTGCGATGCGGAAGTAGCGTAACCACAGGCCGCGCTCGCCAGAAGCGAATACCGTGCTCGCTGGACGGTCGCCACTCCAGCCCGCATTTTGGGCACTCCCAGCGATCCGCATCATCCAACTGGCCCTTGCGCATGGCTTCTGCGATTCGCCTGCAGCACCCCACTGCGTCTTCAGCATCGTAAGCCTGCATCATCATACGTACACTCGCACCCTGCGCTCCTTGAATTCCAATTCGCACTGGCAATTTGGATGTGCGGGCGGCGCGTCGATGGGGTTGCCTTCCGAGTCGATGAAGGTTTCATCATCACCAATCCATCCGGCATCGGCGTTTTCCTCGCACTCCTCGCAATTGCCGCTCTTGCCGCCGCCATCGAGAATCCATCGCTTTTGGTTTACGCTGTCGTAGTAGTACGTGCGCGACTTTCGCTTGGTGGCTTCTACAAGCGCCAGCAGTGCGCCTATGAGCCTATTCGGTTGGAGTTGTCGCCTCATGCACCCGCCTCAGAGCTTCTGCAATCCTTCGTGTGGGCCTGCCTGCTGCATCGCGAGACGATTCCTTGGCCACAGGAGGCTGTGTTTCCTCGCCCGTCTTCGGGTCAATCAGAGGCTCACCACCGGGTAGCTTCTGCGTCGGCTGAATTGGTGCGGCGACTTCCTGTTCGGATCGGTCCATCACATACTTTCCTTCGGGGTACATCTTCTCGCAAAGCTCCTGCCCGTTCTCGATTCCCAACAGATCGAACAACTTGAGCACGCCAGCCTTTAGGTCAATGCCCACTGCTTGGCCGCCCTTGTTGTTGAGCGTGATGGCTTCGACGGTGGCCGATACGAGGTCTTTCAAATCGCCCTCGCGGATCGCCGGGAAGTTGACCTGGATCTCGATATCTTCGTCGCTTGGCTCCATCGCTTCGTAGACGACTTCGCCACGTGGCCCTCGCTTGCGCCTGCATTCGCGGATCTCCGTCCATCCGCTTCGCATTGACTCCCGCAGTCTGCCGCTCGGTGCGCCGGCTGAAACCTCCAGCACGTATTTCGCGATCACCACCAGATCCTCGCGCCACGCTTCCTGCTTCTCCAGGAAAATCGTCTCTGTCGGTCGGTCAAGGCTGGTAGCCGTCGCCAGATTCCCCGTGCTCACGTCAGCCAAGAACGTTTCGGGCACTCCCGCCACCATCGCGCACATGAGCTTGTATTGACGCACGTCGTCAGGATTGCCGCCAGCGCCCGTCATGTTGAACGCTTCAACTTGCGTGCCGGGTCCGGTTACGACCGAAGCGCCGCTTACCGCTGGCGGGTTGGTATCCCAGATCGGCGTTTGCGGCCCCACGGTAGTCTGCATCTGCTGCTTGATGCCTTCGATGGCCTGCTGGCCGCCCTTGGTAGTCCATTTCAGCCCAATCTGCATCAGCGTTTGTTTCAGCGAGGCGCACGCCGTGAGAATGTGCTTTGCCTCTTTCGCCCAATCAATCATCGGGTAGTTGCGCGGACATCCGAATAACCACTTGCCGACGTAGCCGCACTTGCGATGGTAGACCGGGTAATCCCACATCACAGGAGACTTGTTGAATTCCGAAGGCTTATCTGACGGGTCGAATCCCAGTGCCGGGTACCAGCACGATTGCGTGGTTTCGCCTACTTCGCCGCGCTGCGGGTCGAATGTTTTCTGCGTCCAGATGCGCTGGTAATACCATGGCGTATCCGAATCCTCGGGGTCGGTCACGATCTGTTGAATCTCGGTCGCGTCAATCCGCCGCGCATCCACCAGTCCCTTGTTTTCTCGGTCGCTGAAGAAGCACCAGAACAGATTGCCGTCGTAGTCCTTCGCCTTCTCCGACTCCACCAACGCGATCTGGCCGAAGACTTTCTTGTTCCTCTCGAAGAAATCCTTCAGCACCTCATTCGCGGTTTCGTCTGACGTTGTGACTTCCACACCGCGAGCGAACACGTACGCCGCGCACACGTCGATCAGACGCCGCACGATGGGGTTCTTGATGTAGTAGAGACGGCAGATCAGGATAATCTGCTGAATGCCCCAGCGCGAGAACTCGAGCCACGAAAGCGCCGTCTCCCTGCGCCAGCCGATATTGGCGAGCATCAGGTTGATGTCGCCCGTTGCGCCGATCGCTCCGTCGATCGACTCGCGCACCTTGAAATGTTCACGCGCGTCCTGAATGATGGCTTCGGTGGTCGCTAGCGCAGCAGGCCCCGCACTCCATGGCCCCGCCCCGGCCATCTGTTTTGCTTCGGCAAGCTCGCCCACCATGGAGACGTAGCTGTCCATGGCATCGCGCATCTGCTCCTGTTGCAGCAGTGCGACTAGTTGTTCCTGCAGCCACTGATTCTGGCGGCGCAGATCTGGGTCGGGGTCAGTTTTCGGCTTGAGATGCCGATAGGCTTTGAGCAGTAAGCCGCGAAGGCGTTGGCGCATGGCGGTAGTTTACCACCGCGCCTGTTTATTTGATTGCAGCGCCGAAGACAGCCCATCCGAGAATGGCGAATAGAACGAAGTTCAGCAGGGCACCGGGCCAGTAGTACGGCGCATTGGCAGGTCTGCCGATGTAGCCGAAGACCATCCACACGATCATGAGCACCCAGAAGAGAATTGCTAGCGGCATAAAGCCTCCTCGCTAGAGTCTATCCGATTACACAACGCCGAATAGGTCTAGTCCCGCGAACTTCTCTCGCCCGTGTTCAGCAATCAGACGCTTAACTTCAGCCAATTGCCAAGGCTCAGCATCCACGTTCAGATACTGCATGAGATCTTCATAGCCGATCCACCAATGGCTTGGGGTAGGAGCCATTTTGTCCACCGCGTATACTGTCGGCCCGTACATTTTGTTCAGTTCTGCCGCTGTTCGCTTGTGGGGCCATCGAATCGTCTCGATCATGAGGTAAAGCGCCTGCTTGGCCCGCAATCGCTGATCACTAACCATCTGGAAGTGCATGATGCCACCAGTTCGAGCCATCCCCATCGGCATATACGGGATGTGCGATCGCCCCATCGGGTGCCTGTGGTGATGATCGTAGCCGTTCTGTGCCTTCCAGCAGTATTCCGGCATGTCAGGGAAGGCCACAGAAGCGTTCTGCTGCCCCCACAAGCCCGTTGTATGCACCTGGTTGATGCTGCCCCTCATTTGCAGCCATGGCAACTGTAGAACCTGCCCGTGCGGTGTGCGTTCGACCATCGCGCGAATGATCGGGAGGAAGTTCGCCGTCAGGATTTCATCGGCATCCACAATTACCACGTGCGAGGCATCAAGGAAGCGGGCGGCATCGAGCAGCTTTTGCCTCTGGGACATCTCGCGCCAGGTGGGATCGTTGTCTTCCATGACCGTCACTCTCCCCGTCCCGTATTCGATCACCAGCGCGTCTAGGATGGCTCCAGTATTGTCGGTGCTGGCGTGGTTCAGCACGACAACCGAATCCACCCATCGCATCAGCGCTCGCAGGCTGCAGCCGAGAATCCAGCCCTCGTTACGGACGGGTAGAATGGCGACGATACGGCTCATTGCAACCTCATCTCTAGAACTTCTACTAACCCATGCGGACAATTCGGACAACTCAGTTTATGATTATCGAAAATGGCGAGGAGTTCCTCATACGGGAGATGCCCAAAACCAGCTCGGTTTATTCCTTCCCGCATTTCCCGTTCGCATTGCTTGACCTTAGCAATAAACTCCTCTTTGCTCATCTGTTCGCCTCGTAAACCGCCTCAACAATCCGCAGCGCCGCCTGAGCTTCGCGAATGCCCGGCACTGGCGACCGCTTCAACCGGATATCCTCGCAGAACTCCAGCCATTCGCGCTCCCAGGAATCATCTGCCATCGGGTACTCCCACTTCGTGGTGGCCGGCGGTCCCATCTCGGCAGACATCGCGTACAGCGTGCAGGATTCCACGCCGTAGCTGCCGCCGAGTCCGTTGATTTCGAGCTTGCCGCGCTCGCCGAATATCTCGAAGCTGAACAGGTTCTTCCATTCGGTGTTGGAGACGTGGAGTTGCGCGAACTTACCGTGAACGCTGTCGAGATGCAGGAATGCGTTGTCTTCAACCTGTTGATCGTAGAAATACGTGCGGGTCAGGGAGTCGTCCTCGTAAAACTCTTCCCCCGTGAACCACTGCGCGAGGTCGATCAGATGCACGCCCATGTCGATCAGCACCCCGCCGCCTGAAATCTTCGGATCGGCCCGCCATTCCTTCTCGTAGCCAATGCGCCCGCCGTGGCCGTATCGCCCGCGAATGTACATCAGGTCGCCAATAGCGCCCGCGTCGAACAGTTCGCGAGCCTTCTGGATGGCGCGGTGGTAGCGGTGGTTGAAACCGACGCGGACGCAGACCGATGGCCCATTCAATGGCTGAAGTGATTTAGCGCAATGCCCTGCAGGCTTTTCGATCAGGACGTGCTTGCCTTTGAGCTTCGCCAATAATGCAATATCAGGAGCGATATCTGGCGTTGTGGCGATGACGACAGCTTCGACATCAGGGTCTTCGATAGCCCATTCCCATTGATCTGTATAGTCTTTAGCGGAGAGCAGAGAATGGTACTTTATGGTGTCCGTATCGCAGGCCCATTTCAACGTATCTTCCGCCCTCAGCGCTTTCGCCCGCCGCTGGCCAATCTTGCCGCAGCCGATGATGGCAACGTTCATTGAACCATTCTCCGCAATGTCAATCTATTTGCATCTCCAGCGATGTATTCCATAAAG